CGGGTTGTTTTACATCGAATCTGTTAATGCCTCAAAGGGGAGAGGCAACGAAAGGATGGGGAGGTGGGTGAGGGGCTGAGCTAGCATTGGCTGCCGGGCTCCTCAGGCGTCCCGCGCACTGTGGGAGGGGGTGTTCACGTTGTTTTATTATTTGTTTTGTTAAGAACCAGCTGGTAAAGCTGGATGGCGAGATGGGGTTGTGTTGCGGCGATGGAGCGAGCGAATTGGAGGAGCAGTGCGGATGAAACATTGGGGTTGAGATGTGCATACGGGTTAGGCAGCGAATGGGGCGGCGGGGAAGAAGTGGTAGGCACCAACAGCGAGGGTGCCTGCAGGTTGTGCCACACCGTCGGCGTCAAGGATGAGGGGCCCGCTGCCGACATAGACGAGCGTGGCGACTCCGGTCGCGATGACGGTCGAGATGCTGGTGTAGTTTGCGGGGTCTTCACCGATGACGAGGACTTGGAGAGTGGCGGAGCTAGTGTCACTGGTATAGCCGCCTGCACCGTTGAGGGTGTAGCGGGCGAACGAACCAGGGGTGGCTTCGAAGAGGAGAGAAGTGGTGTCCACGACGAGGGTCGCACTCGGCTCGGAGAGCTCGAGGCCGAAGTCGAAGACGAGACGCCCGATGGCGACGTCGCCCTCGGTGTCGGTGCCGGTCGTGACGCCAGAATAGGCGAGGTAGGCGCAGATCTGGTTGTTGCCGGGCTGGACGGTGCTGCCACCAGTGTAGTACCATGGGAGGCGCTGCAATTGGGAAGGGTGGGCGAGGACGGTACCGGCATTCCTGATTGGCTTGGTGAGGGCACGGTAGCCATTGGAAATTTGCTCGAAGGTCGGGACGGTGAGGACAGGATCGGAGTCGAGAATGAGGGCATACTGGCCGGTTGCGAACGAGCTGAGGGCTGGCTCGAAGGTGACGCGCAGGGAGGTGAGGCGGAACTTGTTGTAGAGACGGGCAAGTTGCGACCACCAATCGCTGTGGATGGGCGCGAAGGCGTAGGAGAGGGAGCCGGAGCCGAGCGACCCGGCGTCAGCGACGGCGCTGATGGGCACGGAGAAGTGGGCATTGACACGGCTGTTGGGGGTTGCGGCGTTCCCGAGTTGAGGCCCACGGGTCGCGTTGCCACGGTTGGCGTTACGGCGACGGCGAATGGGGCGATTGGCGTCGGGGCCGATGACGCGGAGGTCACGGAGCATAGCGACAGCAGATCGGAGGCGGCCGCCGGCAGTGCGCGGACGCTGGCGAGCGACGACTTGGGAGGACGCGGCGGAAGAGTTGGCGGACATTTCGGGGGAGAAGTGGCAGCGGAGGAGGTTGAGGGTTTGAGAGCAGTAGTAGCAGTGAGAGATTGTTGTCCGAGATTGGCACCAACGACAACACCTGCCGCGATGGAGTTCGGCGGGGATGCGAGGTTGGGCATTTGGCTGAGGTCAGTCAGGGCGTCGAGTCGTTTCTCGTACGCCACTATCTCATTAACAGAGATGCCGAGTTGTCGGCTGGCTTCCTGGAGCATGATGTCTCGGGGCAGTGCATACTGATGTCCGCCGAGTCCAGATGAATAGGACTGCAAGGCGAGGTTGGCTTTGGCGGTGGGGGTGAGTCGAATGACGGCACGAGCCCAGGCTCCGAGCACGGGAGTGCAGGAGTCGGTGATGACAAGTCCGAGGGCACGGTTGTGCAACACATCGGCGACAGGGGTATTCATGTCGGTAGTCATGCTCAGTTTGGCACACTGGCGGGGCAAGTCAGCCATGGAACGTGGGTAGGCGAGAGGCGCGGGGTACACACGTCCAAGGAACGGCGCTGGCTCAGTGGAGGGGGAGGCAGATGCCTTGATTTTCAGTCCGAGGCGAGAAGTGACATGCTCGTAGAGATCGTCAGGGACGTCAGGCGTGAGGCCATCGTCGCCGCCGTAGAGGCCAAGCGAACGGTAGGCTTCATCAGCGCTCAAGCCGCGGCGGCGCAGGCAGATGAAAGCAATGAGGGCGTTGTCGAGGGAGTTGCCGATGCTCGTGTCAGCAGCGCCAGAGAGGCGGCTGCCGCCGATGCTGTATTTGACACCATGACGCGTGACTGCTGGGGAGTCAGTCATCTGTTTCTGAAGCGAGCGGAGCTCAGCAACATCGTCAGGGAAGCAACGGGAGTAATAGGCAAGTTCGAACTCGTACAGGGCGCGAGAGTGAGTGCCATCAAAGCGGGAAAAGTCAGTTGAAGTCAGACGATCCGAGCGGTGGGCAAGAGAATATACGCGTTGGCCAAGATCATCGGGGTGGAGCCCGAAAGCATACCACGCAGTGGTCTTGAGATGATCAGCAACGGCAAGGGTGTAACGCGAGTAGCGAAGGCAGTGTTCCGACGGCAACGTGGAAATGTTGCGGGGATCCTTAGCCTCAGGGTACGCTTCGGCCTTCTGGAAAGCGCGAATGACTGTCTTAGCCAGGGCAAAGCCGTAGTTGAGAGCCGCACGAAGGTTGCCCATTCTCTGGGTCGGACGCTTCTGGGCAATGTACACCTCTTCCTGGGTCTTAGGGACCAGGGGCGCGGCGGCACGATCGATAAACTCAGCGACATACGGGACGTACTCGGGGGGCATGGGTTTGTCGTTGGCAACGGCGGTGATGCGGCCGGCGACGCACCACTGGTCATTAGCGAGGGCGCGCGCGGGGCCAAGAGAGTGGCTGAGTACTGGAGGGGTGAGAATACGGGCGGCGCATTTGATTTCTTGGGCGCTCTCGTTCTTGGCGGGGACCTTAACGAACGATACGGCAGGGTCAGCCACGATAGTGTTAGACGAGACTGCGGTGGGACACGCAGCAACAGGTAGAGTGAGAAAGGCCATGGTCGCGGCACGGTTCCCATCAGCACGTTCCGGATAGTACGGGGGAACAATGGTATTGAGGTCAAAGATGGTAAGGCCTTTAGCTGAGTGACGGGCGCGAAGATGGTCGACGAGAGGCGTGGGGAATCGGACGCTAGAGGCGTGACCGGCCAAACTGGTCGAAAGGTAGGGTTCGCCGGGCCCCTGCACACGGAGGCTGGCGATAGTTTGCGGGCCGCTCATAGTCTCGACAGTGGAGACAAGTTGGAGGCGGCGGAGAGTGGTGTCAGTGGGCGGCCCACGGGACACGGGAGTGAGAAGCACGAAGGAGAACTGCTCGGCATGGCGAACGCGTTCAACAGAGTAGGTGACGGAGTAGGTTGGATAACTGAAGGTCACGAAATCGGTGTCGTAGTTCCACAACTGATGGTTGTAAGGGTTGGCAGTGTTGCCATTGACGAAGGTGGTGACGGTGCCATCGGTTTCGGTTTGCCACGTGTATTCATTGTGGCACCCAGCAACATCAGTAGGGGTAAAGGTATACAGGAGGAAGGGAACCTCCAAGTGCGCGTACTCAGCCCAGTCGATATAATAATCAACGTTGACCATCTTGACGATGTGGTTGGGCGAGAGGGCGTCGGCGCGCTCGGGTGAATGAGCGTCCTTGGCCCAATGGTGGGTGAGACTGTGGGCATACCCACGTTTGACATCAGCTCTGGAGGGCTGGAGGACATACGGGGAATAGCCGTTCAGAATGATGAAATCATCAATCGTCTGAGAGGCAGCATCGCGGTCAGCAGCAGTGACGGGGTGAGAATGCGAATTGCGTGAGACTTTCGATTTACGGGTGCGAAGATTGCGAAAGGCGGAGCGAAGGAGAGAAGCGCGAGTTTGGAAAATGGGCGAGAAGCGAGCAAGATAATAGCGAAAGCGGTGGAAAGCGAAGAGCGGAGCGAGGAAAAAGAGCAGGAAAGCGGGGTGCAAGATGCAAGCGAGCGCGGTGAAGCAATACGCTACAATCAACCAAGCGTGGTTGAAGGGGGCGGAGCGCCCGGGGATGGGTGAATGGACGCAGCGGAACGGCTCATTGAAGAAACTGAACGGCGACATCATCTACGATCGAACTGTGGCTGAACGAAAGGACAAACTGCGGCGAGGCGGTGTTATTAGCGACCAGGGGGTAGTGGAGGCGAAAAAGAGCACGAGAATGCGGCAGAAGAAAG